AGGGTAAACTATTTATAAGTGAGGGTTACACAGCATGAGCAATCCTAATCAAGTTGTAGTTTCACAGGTTTCTGATGTAACTACAGTTGAAATAACAACTCAAGGTCCACAAGGTCCGTCAGGAACTATAGCTGGTCTTACCTTTGATATTAGTGGCAAAGTAGATGATGCTTTGCTTTACTATCACGCTGCTTCTGATACATTTAAAGCAGACAACACTACTACTAAACTTACACTCGTTGATGGAGGAAACTTCTAGAAATGGCTAACACAGTACGCATAAAAAGATCCACAGGATCTTCAGCACCAACAAGCCTTGCAAATGCTGAGTTAGCTTTTGCAGAAGGCAGTAAAAAACTATTTATTGGAGTAGGAACTGGAGGAGCAGGAGGATCTGCTACAACCATCGAAGCTATAGGTGGAACGGGTAGCTTTTTTGATAAATCAACAGTACAAAATGCTAATAAAGTTTTAGCTGGACCTACAACTGGTAGTGATGCTGCACCTACATTTAGGTCACTTGTAGTCGCAGACGTACCAACGCTAACTGCAGCGAAGGTGTCAGATTTCGATACACAGGTTAGAACTTCCAGGTTAGATCAAATGACAGCACCAACTGGTTCTGTTGGGTTAAATGGTCAAACAATTACAGGTTTAGGTGCTCCTGTAAACGCAACTGATGCAGCGACAAAAAGTTTTGTAGAGTCTACTGCACAGGGACTTGATGTTAAAGATTCATGCGTAGCAGCTACAACAGGAAACATAACAATATCTACTGCTCTAAATGGTGGAGACTCAATAGATGGTGTAACTCTTGCTAATGGAAATAGAGTTTTAGTTAAAGATCAATCAACTCCTAGTGAAAATGGTATTTACGTTGTCGGGTCTAGTCCAGCAAGAGCAGACGATTTAGCTGCTGGTGCTGATGCTGCTGGTATGTTTACCTTTATTGAACAGGGAACTGTTAATGCAGACAATGGATTTGTTTGTACATCTAATAAAGGTTCTGCTGTTGTAGGAACAAACAGCCTTGCATATGCACAGTTTAGTGGTGCTGGTTCTGTTACAGCAGGAGATGGTTTAGATAAATCTGGCAATACAATGTCAGTTGATTTAAAAGCCAATGGAGGACTTGTAATAGAGTCCACAGAACTTGCAATAGATTTAGCTGCTAGTTCTATTACAGGAACTTTACCAGTAACTAAACTTACAAGTTTGACATCTACTGTGACAGAGTTGAACGTGTTAGATGGTATCACTTCAACTACCGCAGAATTGAATTTAATGGATGGTGGAACTTCAGCAACATCAACAACTCTTGCAGCAGCAGACAGATTTGTTTGTAACGATGCTGGAACTATGAAACAGGTTGCATTATCTGATCTAGTTACATTTTTAGAAGATGAAAGTGCATCTAGCTTCAATATAGACGGTGGATCTTATTAAAAAATAGCTATTAGGAGGCAAGGCCAATGGCTAACACAATTAAACTAAAAAGGGGTTCTGGTAGTGATCCAAGTGCTAGTGATTTAGCAGTAGGAGAAGTAGCCTTACGAACTGACAATGCAAAATTATTTACAAAAAATGATGCTGGTAATGTAGCACAAATAGGTGGAGGACTTGCTGATGTTGTAGATGACAGTACACCGCAGTTAGGAGGTGATCTTGATGTAAACACCAACAATATTATATTTGGAGATAGTGGTGGTACTTCTGACGATAGATTAACTTTTGGTGCGGGGACAGATTTATCTATCTACCATAATGGTACGGACTCAGCGATTGTAAATAGTACAGGTGATTTATATATAACTAATAACGGAGATGATTTGTTATTACAAGCTTTAGACGATGTTGTTATAAAAACGCAAGGTGGCGAGTTATCTATACAATGTTTTGGTAATGGAGGAGTAGAATTATACGCAGATAGTAATAAGCGTTTTGAGACTACAGGCGATGGAGCAACCTTAACAGGAAATTTAACTGTATCAGGCACAGTAGATGGTCGTGACGTAGCAACTGATGGTACAAAACTTGATGGTATTGCTAGTGGTGCTACTAATGTCACTAACACTAATCAGCTTACAAATGGTGCTGGTTTTATTACTGCGACTCTTACTAACGAACAAGTCCAAGACATCGTTGGCGG